TCAACTGAATCAACTGAATCAACTGAATCAACTGAATCAACTGAATCAACTGAATCAACTGAATCAACTGAATCAACTGAATCAACTGAATCAACTGAATCAACTGAATCAACTGAATCAACTGAATCAACTGAATTAGTAGAAGCAAAAGAATCATACGCTTTTCAAGGAAAAAATTACGGTTTTAGTAATCGTATGCCGGACAAGTTGAAAGTATATGGAGTTTTATACTCAAAGGAAGAATTGTTGAACAATGATGATGCTATGACCTCTTTAATTGTAGGGAATAGTCCATTCGTAAAAAAACTTTAAAATGGCATTAGCATTAGAAGATATCGGAGGCGAAACTTGTGAACCAGTTGCAGGATTAGCAAATGGAATATATTATGCACCGCATAAGGATTTTGAAACAATTATTGATCCTAAAAAATTATGTGATCCAACGCCTGCTAATGTTGCTGCAACTTTTGCAGAATTGGCAGAAATTCCGACTGCACATACTTTTAAAACTGGAAAATGTTTCTTTAAAAATGAAATTGTTACTGAGACAGGATCTATTAAAGCAACTCAAATTGGTGAAATTGGAAGAGGATTGTTTGGGAATGAATTAGTAGTGCAAATTGCTGGTTCTGAAGCAACAGTTTTAGGTTATTGCCGTTGGTTGAAAAACGCAAAATTAATTGTGTTGTCAGAAGAATTTGGAAGCGGAAACGTTCGTCAATTGGGTTCATCAAGATTGCCTTGTACTGTAAAAGTTGAGCATAATCTTGAAGCAACGATTGAAGGAAACAATTCAGCTACAATCACTTTTAGTGATAAGAATTTTGGTCCCGCTCCAATTTATAAAGGTGCTATTCAATTAGTGCCTGAAGCTTAGATTTAAATGGTTTTTGGATAGTTAGTAAAAAGCGTTCTGATTTGGAACGCTTTTTTTTGATTAATATAAATTGATTACGATGCTTGACTACATTGCTACAATCACCGAATTTTTAAAGGAAAATTTCAATCCGAGTAATCCGGAAAGCGCAAACGTGAAATTAAATACTGATCAGTTACTGGATTTCCTTTTCAGGACCTTTCCGGATGGTTGTATTTCTGATTATGATTTGAATGAGATTTTGATTTCGTTAGAGTATAAACGGCAAACTTATGTTTTAGAAAGCTATTGTGAAATAGAAAAGGGTGAAAGTACTATTTATGAAATTCGGAAAACATTAGCAATTGGATGGTGTTTAAAATCTCCTTTTGATTTACGGCCACGTGAAGTTGAAAAAATTGAATAGCCACTCAATCGAGTGGTTTTTTTATGTCCTATTGTAACGATTTCACACTTTCCATATTTGTGCTATAAAAAAATATAGTCATGAAAGATAAATTGAAATTATTCGCGCTGTTCTTTATTACTTCTTTTTGGGTTTTTGGATCAATTGAACTTTACTGTTGGTGTTTTGATATTGCCTTTGGAGTTAATGGTTTTATCGAATCATTTATTTTCTTTTTGTATCTCACAATTTCATTTGCTGTTCTGTTTTTCATTTTTGCCTTTATCCTTGGAATTTATGACTATTATAGAAAAATGGTTTAATGACGGCTGTGAATATGCTTCGGGTGTTCTTATTTATAAAGAACTGCCAAAGCATAATCCTACGCTTTTACGGAATTTTCAAAAGAAACAAAATTCATTCAATGCCGAAAAGCTGAAATATGAATTAAAGAAGTTTCTGGAAAAATATAGTCAAACGGTTTTTGTTTCAGAAATTAAAAAAGAAGTTGCTGCAGTTGTAAATCTGGTACCGGAAAAAGTTTCTTCAACTGAGCAAAAAAACGCAGTTTTATTTCATCAACTGCCTGAAGCATTGCGACCTGTATTGCTTGAAGCAAATCAATTGTTTAAAGAAAATTGTCTACTAAAAGTCAATCTAAATGAACAGCCAGTACATGCGGAAAAGGCTTGTTTAGCTTTACAAATAAAAATTGATAATAATATAAAAAAGAATGCATTGTGTTGGCAAAAGATTGATTTGTATTTAGAAAAACGAATCATTCCGGAATCGCCTGTATCTGAATTCGATGGTTTAACACCAGAAGGAAAATTGCGCACTCAGCAATTGCTTTATGCTTCGATATCCAAATTAAACACCAGGTTAAAAGCAAACCGAGAAAAACTGAAAACCTGTGAATTGGTTTCGGTTAAATCTAAAATTGAGCGTGAAATTTCAAAGCAGGAACAAAACCTTTTGCAGAAAAATGAACAATTAATCCTTATAAGCAATTTGATTGATGGGAACTAAGAAAAGGGAAATGATGATTAAACGAGGTGACACCACGTTTGATAAGATTTTGGCTCATTATATCAATCCTGAGCATTTTCCGTTAAGTGAAACGAATCAGGCTATTTTATTGCGTTTGAATGAAGTTTTCGCACTTCGTTTGAATCATTTTTCTACACAACAGATCCTGAACAAATTTGAAAAGGAAAAAGGACTATCTCACGCTCAGATTTATTTGGATATCCGAAATTCTGAAAAGCTTTTTGGCAATGTAATGAAAGCTGATACAGAAGGCGCGCGTGCTGTCTGGTTAGAATATACTCGGGATTTCCTGAAACGTTGTAAGCAAAAAGGCGATTTAAATAATGAAGCTAAAGCCTTGAAAATGCTTGCTGATTATGGTGGTTTAGCAAATGAAGATAATCCGAATTTCAATCCGGAAAAATTCGAAAACATGGAAATTCATGTTAATGTCGATAAACAAGTCCAGGCAAGACTTTTGGAAATGCTTTCAGGCGGTTCTGTCGATTTGAATAATTTAAATGTTACCGATATCGACTTTGAAGAATTAAAAACCGACGAAGACGATGATCAGTAAAAAAAAGTTTGTTAGTCTTACTATTCCACAACTTGCTTGTGTTTTGGCTCCACAAAAACACAAGGATATTGAAATGGGAAGGGGTGCCGGTAAATCGACAATTATTGGTTATCATAAGCGCGAACTGGTTCGTCAAATGCCGAAAGCATCGTTTGCTTTGGTTGGTGCAACTTATTCACAAATTCTTAGTAGAACCTTACCGTCTACAATTGAAGGATTGGCAATGTTTAATCTATTTCAGGATGTTGATTTTGTTGTTGGTAGATCTGGCAAAAAGATGGGTTTCGAAATGCCTTATCAACCGCCTAACCAATGGGATAATGTAATACATTTTGCTAATGGATCTATATTTCAATTAGTTTCATTAGATAATCCAAATTCTGGGCGTGGTTTGAATTCTTATGCTGAAGTTGGTGATGAAGCCGCCTTATTGGATCCTGAAAAATTATTCACTAATGTTAAGACTACCAACAGAGCGCAAAAGGAGATCTTTAAAAATTGTCAGCTTTTAGGATCTGAGTTTTATGTTTCTTCAACTCCAATCAATAAAAAAGGGAAATGGTTTACTGATCGTGAAAAATTAGCAATTGCCAATCCGAAAGAATATGCATTTATAAAGGCTTCAGCATTATCTAATCCTTATCTTAATCCTGCATGGTTTAAGAAAATGAAAGATGCAGCAATATCTGAATTGCTGTATAATGCTGAGATATTAAATATTAGGCCACAGGAAATTGTTGATGGCTTTTACGGTAATCTTATACCTGCCAAACATTACTACACAGATTATAACAATAGCTATCTGGAAACTATCGGAGTATTGGCAAAAGCTGAGCATTTCAATTGCAGTCAGGATAATGATGTACGAGCCAATGAACCGCTGATCATGTCTGTTGACTTTGGTGTCTTCAATTGTTGTGTAGTGTCTCAATTACAGGATGATGTATACAAGGTGCTAAAGTCTTTTCACGTTAAATCACCTAAGTTATTGGATGATTTGTTTATTGAACAGGTTATACCGTACTATCGCCCACATCAGGAAAAGTTTGTTTATTTATATGGCGGGCATGATGGTAACAATCGCTTGCCTAATAGTCCAGATAGTTACTTTCAACAGATTACGAATGTACTTATTGCGCATGGCTGGACCGTATACATAATGACCAAAGGAGCGGCGCCGGCACACACCGATAAATATCTTCTTGTCAATGCTATGCTTAAAGAACATCAAACCCGATTACCTAAGATTCGTATCAATGAACACAACAATCCGGATCTGATCATTGCGCTCGAAAGAACCGAGGCGCGTGAGTCATTGAATGGTGGTGTCGAAAAGGTAAAGAAGGATGAACGTAACCCGTTGTTCCCGCAACAACACGCACCACACCTTACCGATGCGCTCGATGTGCCTATTGTAACCATGTTCAATGACATCTTCAAAGGGTTCAATCAACTACTGTCCGAAAGCCGTATTCAGACCTCATAATCTATGCATTTTCATATATCCTGATTTTTCAGGTTTGGAAAGTGTAAAAATTTATAGGGACAGGCGTGCTTTTCTGTCAGATTTTATAAAAAATAAATACTTTTTTTAGGTCAAAAAATTGATAATCAATTAAATAAACTTTTAAATATTAGAATACATACCCTAAAACATATCAATTAGATAAACAAAAATGCTGTCCTATTTTAAAAACGGTCAAAGAATGAATTTTGAACTATGCAAACGGACAAAATCTCATTAAAAGAAGGTTTGGAAATTCTAAATCAAAAAGAATCAAAAGGAACTCTTATTCCTTTTGATTTGACTTATAGAACTTTTAATGCTACATCCAAAAAAGGCGGGAAACTAAAAACCTATTCCGGAGCCAGACTTCTTTTAGAAAAAAATCCTAATGCCATTCACCGCGATACAATCGAAAACATTTTAGTTCCAATCAAAAAAACTAAAAATGCAAATCATTTTGATAACAGAACCCGAAACATTCAGCTTCCGGATTACAGTGTTGTTACAATTCGCATCGATTTTATAATCAGTATTAATAATAAAGAAATCATTTACTAATGTCAGACAGCACATTCTTAGGTAATCATATCGCTATCACTCAACACAAAGGATCACCGGCAATGGTTTCGTTTAAAAACTCCATTGATAAAATGGACGGTACCGTTACAGCCGTAAAAGTTGATGTAAAAGACAAACAGGGTGAAATCGCTTCATGGGGAAAAGCAAACGATTATCCACAGCAGGTTTTAAAAGAAGTAAAGAAAAACAGCACTGCAGTTTCTGCTTTACGATTTCTAAGAAAAGCACATTACGGAAACGGTCTGGTTTTATTGAAAAATGAAGTTTCGGTTGATGGAAAGAAAGATCCAAAAGTTGTTGCGCTTAGTGAAGTTCCTGAAATCAATAATTTCTTTCGAACATCACAAATGAATCGCTTTTGGCAGGAAACAATTACTGATTTAGAATGGTTCGGAATTGGTTTTCCGGAATATATTCTTTCAAATAATTATGCCACAATCAACCGCGTGAAACGTCAAAAAACTGCATGGTGCCGTTTCGAAATGATGAACGAAGGAAGCGGTTTAGTAGAACACGTTTACATTTCTGAAAAGTTTGGTAAAGGCGGTTCAGTTGATGTCGCTTCTGAATTCGTAGAAAAAATTCCTTTAATAGATAGTTACTGGTCCGCTGATGAAGTCCGTGAATATTGCAAGGCAAACAAAATCACAAAATTCATTCGACCAGTATTCTATCCTTTAATAGATGAAGCCTATTATCCTGAATCCGAATGGCATGCAGTATTAAAATCTGGGTGGTTAGATGTTGCCAATTCAGTTCCGGCACTTAAAAAAGCATTGTTCGCTAATCAAATGACAATTAAATTTTTGATTGAAATTGACGAACAATACTACACAAACATTTATGCTGAAGAATGGGCGAAAATGAAAGTCGAGGAGCGTAAAAAGATCAGACAGGATTTAGTTGATGCAATTAATGATGGACTAGTTGGAAACGAAAAAGCCGGAAAATCAATTCAGGCAATGAAGTACACCAATGCCAAAGGCGAACAGGTTTCTGCAATTACAATCACACCTATTGATGATAAATTAAAAGATGGTGTTTATCTGGCTGAAGCAGCTTCTGCAAATTCTGAAACTCTTGTATCAATTGGTGTAGATGCCACTTTAATCGGTGGTGCAGGTATACCGGGCGGTGCTTTGGGTGCCGGTTCAGGTTCAGACAAGCGCGAAGCCTTTTTAATTCTGCAATCTCTGTACAAAACCAACAGAGAAACCACGCTCGAAATATTCAATTTCATTCAGGATTACAACAAATGGGATCCATTAATTGTTGCCGGATTCGAAAACACTGTGTTAACCACACTGGATAAAAACCCAACGGGAATAAAAATCACAACAGCATGATCTTAGAAACCACAGCCGACTTAAAAAAACACGTTTCAGTTGCTCAGTCATTTGAGTTTTCTGATTTCGAGCCATACATTACAAAAGCAGTAAATACATTCACAAAAAAATATCTGGGTAACCTTCATGTTTTTTTAGCAGATGAATCAGGATCACCAGACATTGCATTCGAAGTAAAAAACGAAGCACGCGAACATTTGCGTAATGCAATCGCAAACTTCGGAATGTTCATTTATTTTCCGTTCATGTCTGTAATGCTCGACAGTTCCGGAGCAACCGAAGTAAAGAACGAACAACGCCAAAGAGTAAATTGGGGCACCGAAAAAGACATGCGTAGGGAACTTTTACGCTCCGGACACGAAGCAATGGATTACTTATTAGAGATATTAGAGAAAAACCCTGATGTATTCGTTGATTGGACAGCAGAATTTGGAACCATAAACAAAAAATTACTAGTCCACAACACTGCAACCTTCAACGAATACTATCATATATTCGATTCGCGCCAAACATTTTTAGCCTTACAGCCGTCAATTCGCCAGGTTGAAGATCAGTATATCAAAACAATGCTTTGCCCGGAACTAATTACACATCTAAAAACTGATGTTTCAGGCATATCACTTGAAGTAAAAGAGGAATTACAAAAAGCAATTATAGCTTTTACAGTGGCAAAAGTGGCAAACGTAGGTTTGTTTCTTTTGGATGATACAGGATTGAAAGTAAATTTTGATGTCATGCTTGATGGCCGAAAAGAAAATGTGAGTTACGGAAAAACAGCTGATCAGGTTTCAAAATTAGTCCAAGAACAATCAAATAACGGTTCGCAATATTTGGCTATGGCCAGACAGTTAATCGAAGATAATATAGCCGACTTCAATCAATGCGAATTACCGTTAAAAAAATCAAATACAACTGGTACCGGTTACACACCATACGATACACCGGGTATTTTGTCACTTTAAGAATGTCCTATTTTAAAACCTCCCAAATCCAGAATTTAGTCCTATGAGTATTAAAGCATCAAATAACCCGTTTCCGCATGATCCAGACGATAATTTTGCTGATAAATTAGACCGTGGCGGATATGTTGGGACCGCTCAGGATTTAAAAAATGAAATTGACACCTTCATATATCCGGATAAGATATTAGTAAAAGGAACGATTGTTAAAACAGAAAATAATATTGCTATACCAGCATTATCATTTACGTGCAGAATAGATCAGGAAATTTACACAAATACAGAATCATATACCGCTTCAATCAGTTCGGCTACAATTGGTTACCAAAGAATGGATATTTTAGTTTTTACCAAATATTCTACTATAGTTAAGATACAAGGTCCGGAAGGATTAGAATCTGCACAAGAACCCGCCACGCCAGATGGGACAATTAAAATCGGCTTTTTTATTATTAACGGAATTAATATTTCAGAACCTGAAATACCTGAAAATGAATTATCTGAAAAAAGAGAATTATTTTTTGCGCTTTCCGATGAAACTTCAAATTTAACTCTCGGAAACCTTATTTCCTTTAGAATGCCCTTTGCAATGGTTTTAAGTGAGGTTAGAATAAGTGTTAATGAAGCTCCAACAGTCAGCAGTATTATTGTTGATATCAAAGAATCTGGTGTTTCAATATTTAGTACACGTGTAAGTATTGATGCAACAGAGTTGACAAGCGTAACAGCTGCAACACCGGCGGTTATTTCAGATCTTAATTTAGCTGATGATGCATTAATTACAATTAGCACAACTCAAATAGGAAGTGGTAATCCTGGTAAAGGGTTGAAAATATTATTTAAAGGTAGAAAATTATAAATTTTTTAAAATTACATATATGGTACCAGCGGTTTTAGTTAGAAAAAGTACAAAAGAGATTGTAAAATTTGGAATTTATCCAAGACAGGATATGCTGCCAATTGAAGATATGGATCCGGATTATGAGTGGATAGTAGAACATATTCCATTTCCAGAACCTGTTTACGATCCAAGGATTTATATAATGGTTACAAACTTACCTGATTTGCAGTTGCTGGATTCTTTTGAAGATCATCCTTTATATCCGGGATTGAAAGAATATAGAACAACATATTCACCTGAAAAAAGGAGCAATCCGGAAATTATTGCATCTATTGATAATGTGGAAAAAGATGCTAACGATTTAATATTAAGCGAATCAGATCGTAATTATAAAATGGTTTTTATGCTTACAAGTGTTTTGAAAGCATCGAAAGGATTGCAATTGACAGAAACTGAACAGGCTCATATAAATGAGTTAACTGACATTAATATGAAATTGTCTAAAAATTTAGACAACAGAAACTTATTGGTTGCTCAGGTAGAATCAAATCAAGTACCTAACATCGATTCAGGATGGGAGAGCGTGTAATTAAATCGATTCATAATGTATTTAAACAATATAGAAAAGTGAACCTAGTAAACCCTTATTTGTTTTCAAAACCATTTGAAAGCACTTGGCGAACGTCAAACACTTCAACTGGTTCAAGCGCTTCAGCTCAAATTAAATTGCCTTTGGTTTCAGGTGGTTCTTATAATTTCCGCGTTGATTGGGGGGATGGAACTTCTGACAATATAACTGTTTGGAATCAAGCGCAAACAACACATACCTATTCAATTTCCGGAAATTATACGATTAAAATAACTGGAAGTATTGTTGGTTTTCAATTTAATAATACTGGCGATAGACTAAAAATATTATCTGTAAAAAGTTGGGGAGTTCTGAAAATGGCGAATGGTTTAAATATGGAGTTTTTTGGATGTGCAAATTTAAACCTTTCAGCAGTTGAGGACATATTGGATATTTCTTCAAAAACGTCTTTAAATTCAATGTTTAGAGATTGTACATCATTGACTTCAGTAAACAGGTTTAATGAATGGAATTTTCTAGCAGTTAACTCAATGCCAAATACATTCTGGGGTGATGTGAATTTTAATCAGGAATTAAACTATAATGCACCCAATGTGACAATTTATTCAGGATTTCTGCAAGGGTGTTCTAAGTTCAATTCTAATCTATCCTTCTCGACCTCAAAAACAAATGATTTTGAAAGAATGCTTGGGAACTGTTTCATATTTAACAAAGAATTAAGCGGTCTTGATATGTCGGAAGCTTTAAAAATCAATTTTATGCTTACAAACGCTACAGCGTTTGATAGAAATATAGGAATGTGGAATATTTCAAAAGTGACCAGTGCAGCTAGTTTTATGGCTGGAAAAACTGCATCTAATTTTTCAGCTGCTAACCTTGATGCAATTTATATCGGTTGGAGTTCCAGACCTGTTAAACCAAATGTTACAATTACGTTTGGAACGGCAAAACGGACATCTGCAAGTTCAGCAGCTAAAGCAATATTAACAGGTTCACCGAACAATTGGTCAATAACCGACGGTGGTATTTAATTTACAAAACATGAAAACATTTCTTCTATACCTGCTAACAGCAACTTGTTTATTTTTCACGCCCATAGTTGGGTTATTGATTGCTGTGGGTGCAGCAATAGCATTAGATACTGTTTTCGGTATTTACAGATCAGTAAAAGTAAGGGGTTGGAAATTCGTGACCAGTAGGCGCTTAAGCGAAATCATATCCAAAATGCTGTTATACGAATTCTGCATAGTTTTTTTATATGTAATTGATTTTTTTGTGTTGTCTGAGTTTTGCCAACATTGGTTCTCAGTTTCCTTTTTCGCTACTAAGGTTTGTGCGATCATCTTGATTTTTATAGAAGGGGTTTCAATTAAGGAAAATTACGAAAAAGCAACTGGTAAAGATGTGTGGGCATTGATTAAAAAAGCTTTAGGAAGGGCTAGCGAAATAAAAGACAGTATCACCGATTTAAAAAAAACAGACTAATATGAAAACTAAAATCACAACAGTTTCAGGATCACTTTTAAAATTCTTAGAAGGTTTCGAAGATTTCGAAAGCGAACCGTATTTATGTCCGGCCGGAGTTCCTACAATTGGTTTTGGAACAACATTTTATTTTGATACAAAAAAGTTTGTCACTTTAAAAGACAAGCCAATTACAATCGAAGAAGCAAGGCGTTTAAAACTCGGACACATCAATTCAATATTTGCACCTCTGGCGGACAAGCTTTGTCGGGATGATATTAAACAAAATGAATTTGATGCAGTAGTCTCATTTCTTTACAATGCCGGAGCGACTTATAAAGACAAAAAAGGTGTAGTTCACTATTTCAATATATTCAGACATATAAATGATAAAATGGCCGCATCTGAATTTCGCAAATATTGGCAAACTTTAGCCATAACCGGAGGTGGTAAAAAACAACCAGGATTAATCAGAAGAAGAAAACGAGAATCCGAAATGTTTATTGATAACACATATAATTCCAATTAATCATGAGAAAATATTTATTTCTATTTACGTTTATATTTATGTTCCCGACATTCGTGTCGGTAACATCCTGCTCCGCCAGAAAATCAGAAACCGATAAAAAAGAACAATCTACAAAAACGGATTATTCAGGAATTTTCAGGAATTCCGGGAATGCTCAGGAATTCCTGAAAACCGATTTAAACATTCAGACAAACTATAAAAATTACTTATTTGATTTAAGTAAAATCAATTCTTACGAATTCTCATTTGAGCCGGATGACAAAACCAAGCCCGCCACTTATATTGACCCCAATGGACAAAAACATGTTGTTGAAAACGGAAAGTTGAATTCAAAAAAAACAACTGAAGAAAAAAACATAAAATCTGAAAATTCCGGGAATTCCCAACAAATCCTAAAATCAGAACTCGAAAAGAAATCAAATTATATAATCCAATTAGAAACATATATAAAAGAGATCAAACGATTGTCAGAAAAAAATAAAAAGACAGAAAAAGAGGGGTTTAGTTTCTGGAATTACTTTTTGATATTAATCCCAATCGGTTTAATGATCATTGTCTGGCTTGTATATAAAAAATTAAAATCTGCATCATGACCAATAATGAAGAATTATTAAAATTAAAACTAAAAAAAGCAAATCAGTTTTTAGAAATTGAAATGCTTTCAAGTGTTAACGACTCTGTATATACCAGACTTGGTAAAACACAAGCTGAAATAATGAAACTTGAAAAAGAGTTACGTAGAGAAAACCAAAACGATCTGGATGAAAACGCTTAAACTATTTATACCGAAATCGTGGGACGAAATGAACCAAAAGCAGTTTGAAAAAATTGCTTTTCATTTTAATACAGCAGAAGTTAATGTAAAATTCTACATCAAACTTTTCTTCCTGTTAACCAATGTAAAATGTTGGCAGTTAAGCAAAAAGGCAAAATTGCGAATTGCATTGCGAACCTGTCCGTTATCTGATCTGCATAAAAGCTATGAATATATTTTCAAGGACAATAACAGGACCATCTTTCCGGATAATATTAAAATTGGTAAAACCAGATATTTCCCGCCACAAAATAAGGTAGCAAACCTTACTGCAGATGAATTCGCAATTGTAGATGATTTGCACATAAAATGGCGTGAGACAAAAAACATAGAGTATCTGCAATACATGGCAGCGGTTTTGTATGCTGAATCTAAAAACAGAAAAACATTTGATAAAAATGAATTGCACGAATTGGCAAAGCCGTTTTCGAAGTTATCTGTAAAAAAATTACTGGCAATTGAACTGGCTTATTTTGGATGCAAAAACAACCTGGTAAAACGCTTTCCAAAAGCATTCCCAAAACAAAAGCCGGGCGAAGCAAAACCAAAAAAGAAATACGGATTCTCAAAAGTAATCCTGACAATGGCAAAAGGCGACTTGTCAAAAGTGGACCTTATCAAAAAAGTTAACATCTACACCTTCTTAGAGCAATTCGAAGAAGATTTAACACCGCCAAAAAAATGAGACAAGTAACCCACAAACCAATTGTAGCGTTTCATCAGGAAATTGCAACCGCTCACAAAGAAATAAACGGATTCTATCGTTTTAATTGGAACGAAATTACAGGTCAGTTCCGTTCCGGGATTCAAACCCCCGCTTTGCTTTTAGAAAGTCATTCAGCATCTTTAAACACAAATTCAAACAACACGTCTACTTTCAACGGAAGAAACATTTCTTTCATGCTTCTGGATTTTACCGGAAAAGCAGATTCGTACACCAAACAAGAAGAAGTTCTGGACAAACTCGAAAATGTCGCTTTAGATATTGGTGCATATTTAAAAAAGCTAAACGGTGATAAAACTTCCTGGCTTTACGGAAAGTTTGATCCTAACAATTTTAGTTACGAAAAAGTGGGGCCGATATTCGATAATATGTATGGATGGAACGTTTTGTACACACTCAAAAATCACGAGCCGCTTTGCTTCGAACCTGAAAAATGGGAGTTTTTATAACTGTCCTATTTTCAGCTTATTGATATAGGTAGATTTGAATCACATTAATTAAATAAAAATTATGAAAAATTTATTTCTCGCAATCTTACTGATTGCTTTCGCACTCCCAACAATGGCAACGCCATTATCCTTTGTAAAACATACAAAGACAACTTTTCAAAACGAAAGTGTTGTTAAATCAACAATTGTTGGTTTAGAAGTTTTAGATTTTGTATTAGTAACAGCCGTTATCAATCAACTTTCAGAAAATCATTCCCTGATGCCCAATTGTTCAGATACTGTAAATTGCGTTTCACTACCTGTACAAAAAGTAAATGATCAGTTTCATGAGAAAATTAATAATGATAAGAATCTGCAAAACAAAGATTCGGTTCAGGTAAATTTCAACCATGATAAAATAGATCCTTACAATATTATATAAACTCGTAAGATACAAACCTAAAAACCTCTCAATCCTGGGAGGTTTTTTTATGTCCTATTATAACGCATTCAGTACCGATAATTTAGCTAAAAAATAAGGCTATGGCAGGTACAATTGATGTATTAAATAAAGAAAAGCAAATTTCGGCAATTGCTGTAAAGAAACTTCGTTCAGCGGTTCGCGAACAAATTTCAAAAACTTCTGATGTTAAGACAGGGCAGGCTGTCCGTGTCGGAGGTGCCGGAAGTCGTTTTAAAAACGGCAGATTACAACGTATTACTATTACTGCACCTCATTATATTTTTAAACAGAATTACGGTTTTGAGGGCAAAAAATCAAACGGGGTAAACCAAAGATTAAAAGCAACCGATGTCTTTTCAAAAGCAATTGATTCATCTAATATTCTGGAAAATCTTGCTGATGATATTTCAGAATTACGAATGGAACAAGTAATTGCCTTAACTCAATTTAACCGATAATGGCCAGAAGAGAAATCCCCAGAGAATTATCAATTTACATAAATGATAAACAAGTAATAAATTCGTTTGCAGGTATTTCACGTGCTATCACTCAAACGAGGGGCGAAATGAATAACCTGAATCGAAATTCAGCCACTTATAATGAAGACATGGCCAGATTAGGCGGTGAACTTCAGCAATTGACAGAAAGGCAAACTGCTTTTAGAACTGAAATCCGGGAAACGTCCGGGGCAATGGATGAATCAGCCGGAAGTTTTAAAAAGTTAAGAGATGGTTTATTGTCAGGGGATTTTGTAAGTGCGCGTGAGGGTTTAATGGGTTTAAGGTCAGAACTTACTAATCTTATTAAAACTTCTTTAGCTTTTATTGCTACTCCTTTGGGTATGGCAGTTGTCGCTTTGGGAGGGATTGTCGTTGGTACAAAAGCGTTATTCGATTTCAATAAAGAATTAGAAATTTCAAACAAATCATTACGATCGTTTGGTGTAGCTGCCGAAGAACTTACAAAAGTACGTTCGGCAATTATGGCAACGGCCGAAACCTACGAAAAAGAGTTTGACGAAATTACCGAAAAGGCAAATTCGCTGGCACAATCTTACGGAATTTCAATGCTCGAAGCAAACGAAATTATTGCAAAAGGTCTGGCAGAAGGTGGCGCGCAAAACAAAGAATTCTTAGATAGCATTGGCGAATATGATGAGTTTTTTGCAAAAGCAGGATATTCAGCACAGGAATTTATTGATATTATTAATAGCGGTTCCAGCTTAGGTATTTATGCAGACAAACTGCCAGATGCGCTAAAAGAAGCCGATTTATCCCTGAAAGAACAAACTAAAGCAACTCGTGATGCTTTAGAAAATGCCTTCGGTGGTGCTTTTTCAGACCAGTTATTGGCAAAAGTGGCTTCGGGTACAATTACCACCAAAGAAGCTTTACAGGAAATAGCAAAAGAATCAGCAAAAACACAATTATCCCAACAACAACAGGCACAACTTACGGCTGATATTTTTAAAGGAGCGGGTGAAGATGCCGGTGGTGCATTAAAGATATTACAGGCTGTTGGCGGAACGGTTAAAACCGAAATGACCGCAGCTGCAAAAGCATCTGATGATTTGCGTGTCGCAAACGAAAAACTAAACAAAGCACAGGCAGAACTTTTCGAAATAGAAGGGTTTGGCGGAATGTGGGATGCAATAAAGGCACAGGCTACATCTGCTTTCGCTGATATTTTGACCTACATCAGTGATGTAAAAAAAGACATGGGACCATTAATTGATTTAGTGGGATTTGTGTTTGCTAATGCCTGGCGATTACTGGTAATAGTGATTAAACCATTCTTTGAAGGTGTAAAATTAGGAATAAAAGGAATTTCATTCCTTATTGATAGTATTGGTAAGAGTTTCAATTTTTTAAGAGATACACTAATTTCAGGACTTCAGGCAATCGTTTCCAAAACTTCACCAATTCTAAAAGCGTTGGGTGTTGATGTTGATCAATTACAAAAAAAATTAGAAGCTTTAAAATCAAAAGATGTTGTTGTAAAAACCAAAACTACCGAGGAAACGACCACCAAACCTAAAAAAACCGCTGAAGAATTAGCTGAAGAACAGCGACTTTTAAAAGAAGCTTTAGACAAACAAAAGGCTTTACGTGATGCAGCCAGACAAAAGGAATTAGATGCAGCCCAAAAAGCGCGTGACAAAAAACGTGCTGAAGAAGAAAAGGCTGCAAAGTTAGAATTAGACAGAATGCTCGCTTTGGCAAAAGCTAAAGCAGATCTGGCCAAAGCCGAATTGAACTTTTTTATTGCCAATGAGCGAAGCAAATTAGATTCAACTAAGCAATTAACACCACAAATTATTGCTGAAGAAACAAGCCGTTTAGAAAGAATACTTGATAAACAGCTTACAGCAATGGCTAATGAGCGTTTGGCACAAGTTGAAAAAGCGGAAGCCGATGCAAAATCAGCTGAGGAATTGGCAATTGTAAAATACACAATTGATTTAGAATATGAAACGCAACGACAAAATTTACAGTTAGAGTTTCAGCAAACTACAGATGCCTTAAAAAAGGAATATGAAGCTGAGCAAAAAGTTTTAGCTGCTGAACAATTACAAGCGGATAATGAATTGGCTTTGATGGAAGCGGATAATTCTTTCGAAGCCGGTAAAATAAAACAACAACAAGATTATCAGTCACAATTAGCAGGATATAAAAAGCTTCTGGATGACAAAAAAATAACCGAAAGTGAATATATTAGATTTAAAGATGCTGCTGAAAAGCAACAGGCTGAAATTGACAGACAAAGAGAAATAAATAAAGTTAATGCAAGTTTAAATGCTTTCGGACAATTAGCAGGTGCATTAGGTGAATTATTTGGACAATCTAAAGAATTAGCAATTACACAGGCAGGGATAAACGGAGCATTAGCAATCACTTCTATATTATCTGCACCTTCAATGGGAAATCCTATTTTGGATGCAGCTGTAAAAGCTGTTCAAATCGCTGCAACTGTAGTTTCAGTCGCTGCTCAGGTAAAACAGATAACAAAAGCAAAAGCACCTAAAAAACCAAAGTTCTATGATGGTGGTTTCACAGGTGATAATGCAATTGGTTATGATCAATACGGTAAAATTGTAGGTGATGTTCATGATAATGAATATGTGATACCAAAAGCCATGACTCAAAGCCCTCGTTATGCAAATACAATTGCATGGCTTGAAGCAGAAAGAACAGGTAAATCTTCAAGGAAATTCGCTGAAGGTGGTGCATCATCTTCAAATATGATTCCTGAATTAGTTATGAACGAAAATGATGCAGAAATGAAAGGATTACTGCGTGCATTGCTTTATAGGTTAGATAATCCAATTACTCCAAATCTTATTTTTGGCTATGATCAGGCAAAAGCGGTTGAAGATTTGAATAGTGAACGTGTAGCGTCTGAACAAAATGCAACGGTTAATGAATAATATTTTGTAGGTTTGATACTATAACTTTAAAAATAAAAATCATGAAAAAAATTATTTTGCTGATCCTGTTGTTTTCTTCTATATTGACTTATTCACAGGAAAAATTTGACTCTTATAATAGTTCATATTTCAAAAAAGATTTTCCTATTTTAATTGCTGAGAAAAATGACAAAAGCATTCAGTTTTATATTGATGTAAATTCGATGGATAAATCAAGTAAAACAGCAATGCTTGTTTTAGATTCAAAAAGTATTGATGAATTTAAAACTATGGTGTTGAGTTTAAAAGATATATATATCAAGTGGAAAAAGACCGCAGTTGACAATAAAGTTACTGAGTTAGATAAAGCTGTAGAAGATAAAAGAATTTCTGTTACGTCAGCTTTTAATTATGGAAAATGGAATTTTGACTTTAGCACTCAATTAACGGCTAAATTTAAAATCATAAATAATATACCATTAATGATTATCGAAAGCGATGGTTTAGAATCTTCCAGCAATAAATTTATTAAAAGTGACGGGTTTGTAATTGTATTTGCTTTAGATAATGAGTTTGATGCTTTGGTTTCTAAAATAGATTTAACCAAAGCAAATGATTATTTTGCTAAAAAAAGTGGTAAAGAAGATTTATTTAAAAATTAATAATTCAAACTTCCACCAAATGGTGATATCTTAATTCAAAACCTCTCAATCCTGAGAGGTTTTTTTATGTCCTATTATTCACGATCCAACTCCAATAAATTCGTAGAATAATAATCAACTTATGATATCAATTATTAAGGCTCCTGCATTAAATCGTGTTTTGCTCGATGCAAATAATACAGTTGTGGTTTTGCAATCTACAAACGGCAACGGCTACTATTTCCGGGCTTTAATTTATGTAGATGATGTGCTGTTTGATGAACAGGGATGGTCCAGAAAAGACAGCTACACCGCCAGTAAGGATTTAGTGAAATTATACAACGCCTACTTTGAAACCATTCAAACCATTTTTACTGAAAATGGAATCACAGAACAAACGCACCTCAAAAAGAAAATCACCATTGTTGTTCAGGAAAAATCACTTTCAACTGATACAATTGTTGCCACGGTTACTTTGCCGGACTTTTATTTTATGTACAATGTTAATCCGGAATTGTTTGATGATAGTACCAAACTTCAGTTTTTAGGGTTGACACCTCCGGTTCTAAGAATACCGGATTCCGGTAAAATAATGATTCCTTTTTACGCCAAAGCAATCGATGAAACGGTTACGGTTGAATTAAAAGATAATTTCGGAACAATTATAAACACAGTTTCGGTTGAAGCTTTTACAGATAAAAAAGTATTTCTGTACGCTTTTAATCTGTCACCTTTAACACTGGTAAAAGACACGCTGTATTTTGAATTAAATATAAAATGTGGTCTTAAATCCATTACAAAACATTATCGCCTGATCAGGTTTCCAGATTATAATGTCAAGGAAATCTATTTCAAAAATAATTTTGGTTATTATTTACCTGCCTATTTTGATGGTGAACTTGAAATACAGGATTCTTTCAAAATTGATGATTACAAACAAAAAGACGGTACCAATGTCGTTTTCGAAGTAATCGAAGAAGCAACCTATACTATTAACACTGGTTCATTGCTTCAGGACGAACGTGCAATTGTGAATCAGGTGGCCACTTCACACGAAATCTTATTCATGGTCAACAATCAATGGAGAAAAATACAGACCAAAACCACAAAATCACTGGAATACCGGGATAAAAAGCATTTATACGCTCAGGATCTGAATTTTTCATTCGTCAAAAACGGCAAAGTCGAAAATTATTTCGAAACGGAAGCAGGTGCTGACTGGGATGATAATGACTTTTTGCCAAACGATTGGTTAACATAACACAAACGATATGAATTACGAAGGATTTGAAACGCTTATAGCCGCTATTGGTACTGGTGATAAAAATACAGCACTCGAAATAAGAAATATTTTTACACAGGTAATCAAAAGTATTTTTATGCCAGGCTTTATAGTAATGGTTTACTGTACTGAAGAAGAAATAGCAACTTTATTTGATTCAACTGGATTAGGTACAGGTAAATTTATAGGGTGGCGAATTTGTAATGGTTTACATGATACGCCTCCAATGGGAGGAAGGGTTCCTGTTGGTTACGGTGATAGTTACCCGGAAATTGGCGCAACTGGCGGTTCTAAAGATGCTGTTCTTGTGGATCATGATCATGATATTGATTTGCACAATATTGATACAACTGGAATAAAAGTGGCTGACGGTTCTGGAACAAAATCTGGAACTGGAAAAACTAGCCGAGCAGGTGAAAGTGGAATAGGTAAAAATATGCAGCCTTACACCGTTCTTTTGTATTTGATGAAAACTGAAGAAGAATGAGTTTATTAAAAATAATTGCTAACGATACTGAGATTGATTTTGTAAAAGAAACATTATCTATAAAAACCGAAAATAACGCATTATCACGTGATTTTAAGGTTTCGGCTTCCAACTATCCATTTTTGATTATAGAAAATGACAATACTCGTAAAGCATTAGGCACACGGGATATTGCATCTATAAAGAAAAATAAGGTAATTGAAGTAATTGTTTTCGAGGGCGGCAAAAAATATTATGGTGAACTAAAAATACTATCCTATATAAACGGGTTCAGAAAATGTGATTTAAAATATTCATCGGTAATTTTATCAATCATGAATAAAAAAATTGCTGAATTCATGCCGGTAGTTTCTGTTATTCCGGATGAATTAAACCCAATTCCATATTCTGAAAAATCGCCTGTACCGTTAGAAGGTTCGCAACATTGGAAAAATTACCCGGTTCCATTTCTGGATCATAATTTTCCAGAAGTAAAATGGCAGTTCCCAACTATGAAATGGCTAAATAAATTTGGAGTTGACCTCGAAGCTGATGATCCTTGGAAGGCATATCGTGATCACGTCAATTTATATGATGAAAATGAATTGGTAGAAAATTATTTCACCATTGTTGGTGATGTTTGTAATGTATATAACCGAAATGTGCCATCACCACAGATTTTTATATTATCTCCGGCATTTTATGCACTGCAAAGTTTAGGGTTTACACTTTCCGGAAATTTTATAAATAACGAATTTATTAAAAGACTGCTACTTTATAGCAATAAAAATAATTTGACGGAAACAAATGTTATTAAGGATACTACAGAAGAAATTTTACCAATGCTTTTTAGTGTGCCTGTTTATGATGATGAACATAATGTGATTGAAATTCTTTACTATCATGGTATAAAAAAATATGCTGCAGCTTTTGCTGGTTCGTATATTTTCGAGTATAATATTTTTGAGCCTTATTTTGAAAAAGCACCTGATAGCGATGGAAGGGTTGCTTTTAATTCATTTCGTATATATTTAGAGACAGATGAAGTAAAAGACCTGTATGTTCATTGGACAGGAGATCCTGAAAAAAATTATAAAGGAACGGTAAGAATAGACATTTCATCTGAGCAAGTGGGATCAATGATTGTGATGGAATATTATTGTGCTTTTGAGGATTTACCTGTACATTCCATTTTTCTTTCTTCAAACTATGCTCAGATTTATAATCAAATGCACCCAACAATTGAACTTGGAAGATATTTACCGGATTGGACATTTGGAACTTACCTGAACGAACTCCAGAACCTGTTTAATCTGGAAATTAATATTGATGATTTTGCAAAAAAAATTACGATAGATTTCAATGAAGACACAATTGAAAATTCCTCTACTTATGTAGTCAATAAATCCCTTGAAATGACATCGTATGAACAAACGCCATATAATGCTTTTTTATTAAAGTTCGATAATGATGAAGATTCCGCAATTTGGATAACCACAGAAGGAAATGCAGAATTCGGAAGTCAGACTTCAAACTTTTTAGAAACATTACGGTCAAAATTCAAGAACGTACCAACTACATACACCGCAAACCTCTCAGAAGCTTTAGATTCTAAATCCGGTACCGGAATAATGATTTATGATCCTTCAAAAAAACCTTATATATCGGCTGATTTTCTTGGGCAAACGCTCGCTATGAATGGAAGTAAAGGAATCTATAATGTTTTTTGGAAAATATTTTTGAAATTTCTTTTAAATAGTTCTCCGGTTGAGTTAAATGGACCTTTTACCGAAACTGAGAAAAACAAAATTATTCAGGAGAAAAGAATATTTGTAGATAATCAGGAATATATGATTGCATCCACTGAATGTAAAGAAACCCAGCAGGATAATTTTATTATCAAATTTGATTTGCGAAGTATTAATTTTTAAAATAAAAAAGCCTCTTTATTTAAGAGGCTTAAAAATTAGAATGTCGTCCATATTGTGTATCTGTTCATCTGTCACGCTTTCCACAATTTTTACATACACCATTGTGTCGGTAATTTTGCTATGGCCTAAAAGCTTTTGCAAAACTTCGACACGTCCGCCACAAATTAAAAAGTTAGTAGCAAATGTATGTCTGGCAACGTGAAAGCTTACATTCTTTGTGATACCGCAAATCTTTGCTATAAATTTCAATTCACGGTTGATATATTCCGGTGTAAAATTGCCAGGAAACAATGTTTGTTTTTCAATAAAAAGTAAAGCACTTCTGTTTAATTGAATCCTTTGAAGTTTTTCAGATTTAACGCTCGAAAAAACAAGGATATCACCTATAATATTATCAGTAGTAATTTTTTGAATATCGGAAATACGTAATCCTGTAAAGCATGAAAAAAGAAATCTGGCTAAGATTGCTTTATGTGTCGCATTGACAAACTCAGAATTGAAATAATTATGCATTTTTTGCAGTTCCTTAGTATCTAAAAAGGACCTATTGCCTAAAAACGATTTGTTTTTAATATCGGAATAGTCCAATTGGGTAACGATTCCTTTTTTATTGGCTATATGCAGGTACTTCTTAAATGATTTAATCAGGGATCCAATAGTTGAATCAGCGTTTTTCTTCTTTTTAAAATGAGCTTTCATTTTATCGAAGAAATCTTCTGTTATTTCATAGAAGTAAATTGTATCCTGGTATCCTTTTACTTTATTCATGATTGACATTTGTTGTCTGTAAGTATTCGGGTGCAGCTTTTCTTTTTGATTAATCATTTCCTGCTCCCAGAACTTCAAAAAATCAATTCGAGAGGTTGGATTATCAAATTCATTTAAAAGTGAAGCCATTGTCAAAGGAATCTGCGATAGGCGATAGGTGACTTCAACTTTATTGATGTCAGCCAGCATTTTCTCAATAAGTAAATTATAATCCTTGTAATACGGATTCTTAGAAGTTATACGCTGTTTGATACAATCGAATTCCACAGGCTTCACAGAAATGTTACAAGCAATCTTTTTCTTTTCCTTGTTTAAGAAAATCTGCAAATACAAAGCACAAGTGCCATCTGCGCGAACGTAATCTTTTTTCATTACTATTTTCGCTGTAAGCTTCCCACTAAAATTCAT